AAACAAAAAACAATTACAGGAAGCTTTGGAGATAGTAAAACCAGGGTTGGCAAACAAAGAGATCATTGAGCAAGCAACATCATTTGCTTTTCTAAATGGCAGAGTGATGACTTATAACGATGAAATAAGTATCTCTCAGCCACTTGAAGGTCTTAAAATTAACGGAGCAATTGAAGCTGATAAGCTCTATAAGTTCCTTTCCAAGGTTAAAAAGGATGATGTTGATGTTGAAATAAAAGACAACGAACTCCTTTTAGTTTCCGGTAGGGCAAAGGCAGGCCTTACCCTAATGAGTGAGGTAAAACTTCCTCTTGAAGAAGTATCCAAGATTGGTAAATGGCATGATCTTCCAAAGGAATTTGTAAGACTCATGAAATTCGCCATGACTTCCTGTTCAACCAATATGAGTAAACCGGTTCTTACTTGTGTAAATGTGACAAAGGATGGTCTTATATTTGCGTCAGATAATTATCGGTTGATCCAATGTGATCTTAAAGAAGAAATGCCAACAAAAGAACTTCTTATCCCAGCGTCTTCCGTGATGGAAATGGTTAAGACAGAACCTACACAGATTGCTGAAGGAAATGGATGGATTCATTTTAAGAATGAGCGAGATACCATCTTTTCGTGCCGCGTCCTTGACGATAAATATCCGAGCATTGGTGCTTACTTAAAGGTAGAGGGCATTCAGATCAATCTGCCGAAGACCATTACCGAAGTACTTGATCGTGCCGCTGTATTTGCCAAGAGAGAACATATGCTTGATGAGTGGATAAAATTAAGTGCCGAAAATAATCGACTCAAGGTAAGAAGTGAAGCCAATATTGGTTGGTTTGAGGAGGAAGTTAACATGAAGTTTGATCATGAGAAGGTTGAATTTAGTGTGACCCCATACCTGCTCCGGGAAATAATTTCCGAAACACTTTCCTTTACCTTAGGAGATGATCGAAATAGAATCAAGTTTGAGGGTGATGGTTGGATTTATGTTTCACTATTAAGGAAATAATGGAAGGGTTCTTTACAGCAAAGCAAACCGAATCTGTTTCTCGTCCTGATGGGAAGAATTACTCATGTATATCTTGCGGGTTATTCAAACTTTGTAAGACTCCAAAGATGAAACCGTATGGTAATTTCAAAAAGAGAATTCTTAACATTGGAGAAGCTCCGGGAGAAATGGAAGATCGAAATGGGAAACCATGGCAGGGGAAAACCGGTTCTTTATTGAAAGAAACATATGCTGATCTTGGTATTGATTTATTTGAAGATTGTCTGAATATCAATGCAGTTAATTGTCGCCCGGAAGATGATAGATCACCAAACAATTATGAGATAGCATGTTGTCGTAAAATTGTACTGGATGTAATAAAGCAGCATAAACCTCATATAATTGTCTTATTTGGTAACGCAGCAATCTTTAGTATAATAGGACATCGCTGGAAGAAATCACTTGAGGGTATTTCTAAATGGAGAGGTTGGTGTATCCCTGATCGAGACTTTAATGCGTGGGTATGTCCGGTATTTCATCCGAGTTATGTGGAAAGAGCAGACTCAAAAGAGGTATTTACTGTTTGGAAAAAGGACTTGAAAGAGGTTATAAAAAGGGTTAATACTGATCTGCCAAAGTATAACGAACCTGACATCGAAATAATAGAAGACCTCTCAGTCTTAAATTCGATTAAGAAAGGAAATATATCTTTTGATTATGAAACGACTGGCATTAAACCACATGCTACTGGTCATCGTATCATTTGTGCTTCTGTAGCTGATTCTTCTGATCATGCTTTTGTATTTATGATGCCTTCCACAAGAAAAGAAAGACAACCATTTATTGATTTATTGAAGAATCCTAATGTGGGGAAAATGGCTCAGAATATGAAATTTGAGCATGCTTGGTCTCTTGTTCGATTAAATACGGAAGTTCAAAATTGGACTTGGGATACAATGATTGCTTCCCACATTCTTGATAATCGCCCGGGGATTACTGGTCTTAAATTTCAAACTTATGTTCAATTTGGTATAGTTGATTATGCCAGTGATATATCACCATTTCTTGAATCAGATGCTGGTGGTGGAAATGATTTGAATAAAATACAAGAACTCCTAACCAAACCAAAAGGAAAGGAATCCCTCTTACATTATTGTGGTTTAGACGCAATATATGAATACAGACTTGCAATGCTACAACAAAGTGAAATCTTATTACCATTTTAGTTATGGAAACACAAACACTTACTACTGGTCAAGTATTTGCACTTTTGGGATTATTGGCTTTCACATTTACTCTACTGTATAACATAGGAAAAGGAGAAGCCAAACGAACTCATAAAGTGTATGGAAGTGCTATCTATGCTCGCCTATGTATGTTTGCAGATTTTGTAAACAAATGTGGGATTACCCTTGAGAATTACAATAATATTCAGTATGAATTAACAATAATCAAGGAGTTAAAGGAAATGGAAGATTGTGTATTTAAGCACAAGGTAGAAGAAATAGTTAAAAACTTTGAAAGGAGATTTAAACAGTGGATACCAATATCAGATCAGTTGACGCCTACAAATTAATGCATGAGGGCACCCTTGCCTTAACCCGCGCAGAACAACAAGGGATCAGAGTTGACTTAAATTACATTACAAAGAAGCAAGCATACCTTACTGCAAAAATAGAGCATTTGGAAAAGAAGTTCAAGAGATCAAAACTATACGCTCATTGGGAGCATTCTACCAAAGGAAAGGTAAATATAAATTCAGGAAGTCAACTTGCTCATTTCTTATATAATGTAAAGAAGATAACTCCTGAAAAATTAACTGTTACGGGGCAAGGTGCTACCGATGATGAAGCATTACAAATGCTTAATATAGAAGAGTTAAACATCTTATTAGAGATGCGCAAACTCAGAAAGGTACGAGATACCTACTTAGTAGCTTTTGAAAGAGAGCAAGTAAACGGGTATATACATCCTTTCTTTAATCTGCATATCGTAAAGACGTATCGAAGCTCTTCTGATCGACCAAATTTCCAGAATATACCAAAACGAGATAAGGAAGCAATGGATATTGTTCGGCAAGCACTTTATCCACGTCCCGGGCATCAATTAGTTGAGGTTGACTTCTCTGGTATGGAAGTACGAATAAATTGCTGCTACAATAAAGACCCAAATTTAATTCATTATATGACCAATAAATCAGCAGATATGCATGCTGATATGGCAGCACAAATATTCATGCTTGATCCCTTTGATAAAAAAATACCCGACCATTATGTGCTTCGTCAAGCAACCAAAAATGGATTTGTGTTTCCACAATTCTATGGTGACTATTATAAAAATTGCGCAGTTAATATGGCCTGTAACTGGGGAAAATTATCACATGGTAATTGGTCCCCCGGACAAGGAATCCCACTTAATGGAAAACAGTTATCTGATCACTTGATCAGTAAAGGAATAAAGAGTTTGGACTCTTTTATTAAGCATGTGAAAGCAATTGAACGGGAATTTTGGGATCACAAATTTGCAGATTATGCTGCTTGGAAAGATCGTTGGTGGTCAGTATATCAGAAGTATGGATATATTGATTTACTAACTGGTTTTCGATGTAGTGGGGTTATGGCAAGAAATGAAGCAATCAATACTCCAGCACAAGGGACTGCTTTTCATTGCCTTCTTTGGTGCTTTATCGAACTGGATCGAATAATGATTCAAGAAAAATGGGATACCCGTTTAATCGGTCAGATTCATGACTCTGTTATTCTAGACGTAAATCCTGATGAGTTTGATCACGTAATGGATGTAGTTAAACAAGTAACCATGCACGATCTTCCAAATACTTGGAAATGGATTAATGTCCCAATGGAAATTGATATTGATGTTTTTGAAGTAGATGGAAGTTGGGTCAAGTAATCAACTCTTTAAATGGAAAAAGTATAATATAAATAAATACAATATGAGCTTATACAATAAATATCGACCAACCGACCTTAACCAAATTAAAGGAAACTCTCAAATACTGTTGGCCTTGGAAGGTATGCTGGCAGACATTGACACCTGCCCGCATGCCTTTCTTTTACATGGACCAAGTGGATGTGGAAAGACCACAATTGGCAGGATAATTGCTAACCGCTTAGATAGCAAAGGAAATGATTTCCGGGAAGTTGACTCAGCAGACTTCCGGGGGATTGATACCATCCGGGAAATTCGCAAGGGTGCTCAATTTGCCCCAATGGAAGGATTAAACAGAGTTTGGTTGATTGATGAATGTCATAAACTAACCAATGATGCCCAGAATGCCCTTCTGAAGATCCTGGAAGATCCACCAAGTCATGTTTATTTTATTCTTTGTACCACAGATCCTCAAAAATTATTGGCAACAATAAAAGGAAGATGTAGTCAATTTCAGGTGAGTCCTTTAACTGATATTCAGATGCTTGGTCTTCTTAAAAGTGTGGTCAGAGCAGAGAATGAAAATGTTGAAAGAGAGGTTTATGATCAAATCATTTTAGATAGTGGCGGGTCCGCTCGCAATGCTTTGCAAATACTTGAGCAGTGCTTAAATGTACCATCTGAGGAAAGGCTTGATATCGCTAAGAGAACTGCTGCGATACAAACCGAGAGTATTGCCTTGTGTAGAGCATTAATAAAAGGTGATAAATGGGCAAGTATAAAAGTGATCCTGGAAGGGATAAAAGATCAGGAACCTGAAGATATCCGTCGTTTAGTCCTTGCCTATGCTCAAGCAATTCTGTTAAAGTCAGAGAACGATCGTGCTGCGGCAATTATTGAAGCCTTCTGGGAACCCACTTACAATATTGGATTTCCGGGGGTCGTTTATGCGTGTTATAGTGTAACAAAAGGATGATATGACGCCAAGAGATTTACAAATGGAGTTCCATAAAGATTCAGGATTGTATGCTCCAACAGTTCATGATGAGACTATTTCTTATCAAGCAAATGTTAATGAATATATTAAGTGGCTTGAAGAGCAACTCCTTACCATCCGAAATGCCTTGGGCATTAATGAGCGTGCTTTAGGGAAATTAAAACAAATGGAAGATGAACTACGAACAGGACATTAGAATCGACGAGACGGCACTAGATGTTGAGTGGCTTGGTCAACCAATGTTGATGATAAAATACGCACGTCATGCTGCTGATTGTAGGATGAACCTTGACTTGGCAAAGGAACGGGTTGATTATGTGAAGGCAGAATTGGATAAGTCCATTCGGGAAAAGCCATCAAGTTTCAAGATTGAGAAATTAACCGAATCTGCTATTCAAAATATCATTCTCACTCAAGAGAAATACATGGATGCGGAAGAGAAGTTAATTCATGCTAGGTATGAACTTGACATTGCTAATGCCGCTGTAAGAGCACTGGATGCGAGAAAGGATGCTCTTGAAAATCTTGTTAGGTTACATGGTCAACAATACTTTGCCGGACCAAGGATCCCACGAGACTTGCAATCAGAAGCTGAGAAACGGAGAAAGCAGGAAAGGGCAAACCTCGCTGTAGGATCTATGCGAAGAAAACCAATC